GTTCAGAAATGGCAAAGAGTAGCAGCTCCAACATATGCAACAGTAGCTCCAGCAGTTGGCGCAGCAGGTACATATTGGATTGATACAGATGCAGCAGTAACTCCAACAATTTATCGTTCAAACGGCACAGCATGGGTTGTTAAAGATAATGCAGACCAAAGTACAGCAGCAGGTGTTGTATTTGGCGACATTACTGATTTAGACACAGCAGCAGCAGGATTTGTTATTGCAGCGAACGTTTTAGCAGGTGGAGCAAATCCATTGTTATTCCCAGTCGGAACAACAGCAATAAACATGTGTCGTTCAGGCAACACAGTAAGAGAATACAATGCGGCATTAACTACATCTTGGAAATGGCGTAACAAAGCATCTAACCAAGCAGACGGTTCAGGATCATTTGGTAGACTAGGACAGCGTAAAGTTGTTACAGTAGCTATGCAGGCTTCAGCAGGAAAAGCTGACCACCGTGAAGCTACAATAGCTTTCCGTTTAATAGCAGCTCCAGCATATCCAGAACTTTATGACGAAATGATTACATTAAACGCTGATAGAGACGAAACAGCCTTTATTATTGTTGATGCTCCATTCCGTTTAAATAACACACAAGCAATAACTTGGATTCAAGGTACAGCGGCAACTGAAAATGGTGAAAAAGGATTAACTTCTAAAAACACTTACAGTGCGGCATACTATCCACATGCATTAACAACTAATCCGTCAACAGGCGATAGCGTTGTTGCTCCAGCTTCACACATTGCACTTTACACTTATGCGTACAGTGACAATGCTTCATACCAATGGTTTGCACCAGCTGGTTTGACACGTGGTGTTGTACAAAATGCATCTAATGTTGGTTACTTAAATTCAGAAAATGAATTTGTTAAACTAGCATTAACGCAAGGTTCAAGAGACTTAATGTATACTAACAAACTTAACCCAATCGCAAGATTCCCGGCAGAAGGCGTTGTAGTATTTGGTCAAAAATCATTGCATGCAAGTGCTTCAGCATTAGACAGAGTTAACGTTGCAAGACTTACAGCTTATCTAAGAGAACGTTTTGCAGAGATATCTAGACCATTCTTGTTTGAACCAAATGATGAAGGTTCGCGTAAGAACGCTAAAGCAGTATTTGATGGCTTCTTAGCTAACATTATGCAACAGCGTGGACTTTACGATTATGCAGTTGTTTGTGACACAACAAACAATACAACAGCCAGAATTGATGCAAATGAATTTTATGTTGACGTGGCAATTGAGCCAACTAAAGCAGCAGAATTTATTTACATTCCAATTAGAATTGTAAACACAGGCGAAATTTAAGCTAATAACGTTTTAATATACAATAAAAGGCTATTATAGAAATATAATAGCCTTTTTTATTGACAACATATCATAAATACATATACAGTTAGAGAAACTGAAAATACAGGGCTTCAAAAAGTGACTTGTCATTTTTACCAAGTATTTGATAAATACAATATAACAGAAATACTACAATATAGTATCAAAGGAGAAAATAAATGGCTGTAATTACAAATTTTGGAGTACCGGTTGATGGCACTGCTACAACACTTATGCCAAAACTACAATATCGTTTTAGGGTGAGGTTTACAGGCTTCGCTGCGGAACATAAAGAAGTGACACAAAACGTGATAAGCACATCACGTCCAAACTTAACACATGAAGAAGTTGTTGTTGATTCATACAACTCAAAAATGTACTTAGCAGGCAAGCATACATGGGAACCAGTAACAATTGTGTTCCGTGATGATATGTCTTCAAAGGTAATCAAAGCAATTGGCGCTCAACTTAATAAACAAGTTGATCACGCAGATCAAGCAAGTTCTATAGCAGGATCAGCATATAAATTTGGAATGCAGATTGAAACACTAGATGGTAACAACACAACACCAGTAGTATTTGATCAGTGGGATTTATCAGGTTGTTTTATTACACAAGTACAATATGGTGATTTAAACTATGCAGATAGTAATATGGTGCAAGTTACAATGACTGTAAGATTTGACCAAGCTGCACATATATTAGAAGCAACTGCAGATGATATGTTATCTAATAATTCAGCAACATTAGGATCTAAAGGTTCTACAGGTATTACAGGATTTGGCGCAGAGAAACCAGGTAATTTAAGTTAAATTAACTAACTAACTAAGGGAGTTAATTATGTCTGAACAAAAGATTGGTGGTAAAGCGTATAGGCTCTACAGTCAGGGCCTATCTGCTTACGACGAAGTTACCGCTATACCTAGAAATAAGTATAATTTTACAGTTCATTTCTACCTCAGTACTAACGAGGTAGGTCAGCCTAAATATCTTAAATTAGAAACAATTTCAAATATACAAATGCCATCATTTGTATATAGACAACAAACACTAAATAGGTACAATGCAAAAGAAATAATTCAGACAGGAATAGATTATACTCCTATAACAATGACAGCGTATGATACTAAAGATGCTGTCTTTGAAAACTTCTTAAAAAGCTATGCAGAACATTATTTCTCAGGTCCAATGAATGAGCGAGACTACAACGACTTTATAAATAATCCAAAAGGTCTGCAACTTAGAAATTCCAAGAATTATATATCAACAATGACTATCACTAGAACAGATTCTGCAAATCAGAAAAACATAATAGAAATATTTCATCCATTTATTACTAACGCAGATGCAGATACACTAGATTATTCAGATAGTAGTCCTTCTACATTCCGAGTATCGTTTGGTTATGAAGGATATAGAATAATTAGCGGAACTGAACTAGCTACAAGAACTGGTGGATTTCAAGAATCGACTCAAATATTAGAAGGTGATATGGGAGCAGGATATTATAAGAATCAGTATGCAGTTGCAAATCCAAACGGACCACCTGGCAGTGTATATGCCTCAAACAAACCAGAACTATATGGATACCATCCAGTTGGTATGGAAACCGGAAGTAGTCACCAAGCAAGTGGCGGCCTGACTAGCGAAACCGGAAGCGACTTTATGTTTGGCGATGGCGATGGCGTGACTGACATTGGAGAGGCATCAGCAGCGACACTCCAAGCCGCTGGCGGCATGACTAGTGAAACTGGAAGCGACTTTATGTTTGGTGATGGCAAAGGCGTAGTTGGTGAAGGCGAAATACTAACTGAAATAGATGGCCAGACATACGTAAAATCATCTGCCATTGTAAAAACATCCCTATCTGGCAAAACCGGTGCACAATAAATGCCC